TTAGAAAATGGTATTCCATGAGCCTCCAATGCCTGACCAAATACAGACATGTAATGTCGTGCGGCTTGTTCTAGTTTCGTTATCATTCTGTTAATTCCTTAGTTAGTCGCACCTCGACCATGCCGCCGACTCGATCAGCGACTTCGATATGCAGGCGAAATCGGCTGTCGTCTACGCCAATAGCTTCGGCAAGGCCATCGCGTCCAGACTTGAAAGCTGCGATCATGTTGTCGTCGTCCCGTTTTCTGCGATCAGGCGGAACGAACGTCAGCCAGACGTGGATCGTTCCCGGCCAATCGACTTTGATCTTGGCGTTCTTCGTTAATGCCCAGCACGCCAACCGGTACGATTTCTTGTGCTTTGCCTTCACCCGCCAATGGCTGGTGTTGTTGGGGTTTAACTCCTTCGGTGGCCACGGTAGTTTTACAATCATTGGCTTTTATCTTTGCGTCACTTACAGCGTCAACAACGCGTGCGCGTGCGGTGGCTGTCTGGAATTCGAATGGCGGTTTGTAGTTCTCTGGCGGCATTTCGATCAGCTCCAGGTATTTAGGCTGCAATACGACGCCGTCCCGTGGATTAGCGGAAAACTGAACGTCGATCCGGCAAAAGTGGTCGATCTTGCTGGTTATCCGGTGCTTAACAACGACGCCGACGCTTCCGGTAGGCGTGCGCACGACGCACCCCAATGGGAAATCCTCAAGTTCTGCATTGCTATTCACCCGATCAGCCTCCTAATGGTGTCATTCAGAACGGACAGCTCGGATTTTTTGAGCACGTTCCAGATTCGTTTCTGTCCGTGGATGCCGTTATGGCCACCCCGGTGGCAGTCTTCGCACAGTGGAATAGCCGTGTACTGCTGGCCTTGTTCTACGTGGTGCGCCTCTGACGGAGCGGCTGCTTCGCATACACCGCACGGCATTTCCTTAATCGTTGCCAGGTGAGCCTTTTCCCGTGCAGTAAGCTTGTTATTCACGCTGCGTCCTCCGCGTACACGACGACGCCCCGATCTACGGCTACGGAATGCAGGAATTCCAGGAATTCTGAAAAGGCCTTCTTGCCGAACTTGCTAGTACGCTGGCCAAGCATCACCATGCCGCCGTTCAATCCCATGGCCAGGCGTGGCTGCTCCTGGCGGAAAGCTGCCGTCAGCAGATCCTTCCACTCGTCTGCGTTCAGCTTGCACATCACCCCGTTAACCGGCCATTCGAGCTGCTCGGCGAATGCTTCCAGGATCGGCCACATTGCCGCGTTCTGGTCTAGCGTCCGGCCTGGTTCGCGGATCTCTACGCGATACCCAGCCGGGGCGCTCGATACCGCATTGATTGCGTTTACCCTGGCCACGTCATGCGCCAGCACGAAAATGCGCTTCTGCGTCATGCCGCCCTCCGGCGTGCTGCGATCAATTCGCTATGTTCTCGCACGATGAGCTTGGTTCCGGCTACCGTTACTGGCTCCAGGCAGATCTTTTCGCAGGCACGGTTCTCATCCATGCGGCCGTGCAGGTATGACTGCTCGCCGATATGGTTCACCGCCTGGATTGCTACCTTTTGCAGCATGTCTGCCAGGCTCTCTACGCTGAAAATGTAGGCGCCGATCTGCTGGCCTTTCTCCTGGTGATACACGGCGCCAGAGTCAAGCGCCAGCGAGTGAATATCTGTCACATCCGGGTTTCTGCTATTTAGAGCCATTGAAAAGCCTCCCCGCGATTACCTTTAATCCACTGATCCTTAGCGGCTGCGCGTAGTCTTTCGGCTGATTCGCTGCCCCTTTGCCTTTCGACGTTAAATAGATAGCTGTCGCTGCGATTGCTGCCATGCTGGTGCGCAAGGCGTAGTACGTAACTGACTTCACAGCGGAAACGATGCTGCTCAACTTCTTCGCGTGCAGCGCGTTCAGCAGATTCACGATCCTGGCCTCCGTCAAACTCACGGATTGCTGCTTTTTCTTCGAATAGATCCTGTTCGACATTGCTCAAGCCCTCACCCATTGCGATCCATCCCAGCGGTTTTTAAGAATGTCGCCAACCACATGGCCAGCGGCGCGTAACTCGTCAACGATCTCGGCAAAGCAGCTATCAGTCTTGGCAAGAACCAGCACGGAATTGAATGCGATCTCGCTCTTTGGGCGTCTAGCCCATCCGATAAAGTCTTTTTTCTTCTTGGTTACCGTCTTCACGCTGCTGGCGAACTCGGCAACTTTCTCCGGCCTAGCCTCTGGCGCTGGCAGCTTGGCCAGCTCCGGCTTCGGTGCGCGACGGCAGATCTCCGCAAACTCTTTGACGTTTGGCGGAAACTTAGAATCCAGGTGCGCTAAAGCGTAAGCAATCGCCTCTCCGTTATCAGAAAACCCGGACAGCTCGTCGCCCCATACGTGCATCGCGTTTTCGTAACCGATATCGCGCCCGTTAATCAGTTCTCCCGTCAGGTATTTGCCTGTGAATTGCGTCCCGTACACGCCTTGCAGGCGCAGGAAGATACGCTCAACCCAGGCGCGGGGTAGCGTCGATGACTCTGCCATGATCCTTGACCTCGTTTTGTTTTGTAAAAATGGTTCCGTAAGAAGCCATCGCGCCACTGCTCTTGTTGGCCCGGCCAGACTGTTTTACCCAGTCAGCCTTGAATGATTGCCAGCCGCGTGCGCAGCTCATCTGTAAAGCTTCTTCCAGGGTAAAGCCGATCTTGTCCGCCTCGCGTCTAATTCCTTGCAGAGCCGTTTCGGTCAGAAGCGATCTCTTTGCTTTGCGAGTAGCTAGGAAGTCAGCCCATACCGTTTCGCTAACGTCGTCTGGCTTTGCAAGTGATGCACGCTTGGCGTGAGGTTTATCTACTACGTCAGTAGTAGATATATCTTCTCTTTCTCTTTCTCTAGCTACGCATGCTGTCCGTGTTTCTGCGCTTTGTGTCTCTATTGTGTCCGCATCGCTTGCGGACAACTTGCGCGAATTAGCTTTGCGTTGGGCTTCTGTGCAACGACGTTTTGCGGATGTTCCGTTGTGTTCGTCGAATCTAACGATGGTGATACCGTCTTCGGATGTTTCAACCCAGCCAATATCGACAAGCGCGCTGCCAAAACCAGGTAATGCTGTCTTGCGGTCTATTGCTCTCAATGTAAGGCCGGGAAGTATTCCGTCCTCTGTGTGCTGATCCGCCGTTGACCACAGCCAATACAGGCCGCCGATAACTGATGCCTCTGTCGCGTCTATCAGGTCGCAAATACCGGACACCCTGGGGTCGTCCCATAGATTTCCGCGCATTTTGATCCAGTCTCCGGCCATGTCTAACCCTTACTTGGCGTTGACCAGTTCTGGCCAGATTGTTTTCCACTCTTTCGGGAATAGCTGCTTACGTGTGACTTTCCCGTTTGTGGCCTTTTCAATGGCGGCTGCGTAGTCGCACGGCATGCTGTTGCGATTGATCCACGCCCAGACAACCTGGTGCTTAACGCCTACCTTGTCCGCAAGCGCCTTTTGCGAACCTACGATTTCTACAGCGCGAATGATTTGTTCTTTCATGGCTGGTTACTCTACTACAGTAGACAGGATTAGTCAACTGTTGTATAGTGACTCAACTCAACAACTGTGGAAACATGCACATGAAAACTACGGACTGCAAAACATAGGACTGAAATGAACCTTGGTAAACGCATCAAGCTCCGGCTAGATGAACTTGGCTTCGGCCCTCAATGGCTGGCCAATAAAGTTCCGAGCCTTGATGTAAAGTCTCTCTGTGCGCTTATAGCTAGAGACAGCAAGCGCAGCCAATTTTCAGCCGGTATCGCAAAAGCCCTTGGCGTAACAAACGAATGGCTTTTAACCGGCGAAGGCGAAATGCTAGCCAGCGAACAAACATCTACAGAAATAAGTTTGAGCGAGCACCCTGACCTAGTTCCGATTAAACGGGTTAAATTCAAGCTGAATGCCGGTGTTAGCGGGTTCGCTATTGAGCTAGATACAGGGGACGCGACACCGGTATTCTTTCGCAAAGACTGGGTGATTCGTAACAACTTCAACCCGGATAAGCTGTTCGCGTTCAGAGTGGCTGGCGCCAGCATGGAGCCTAGCCTGTGGGATGGTGACCTGGTTGTCGTTAATACAGATGACCCGAAGCCAACTGACGGCGACGTATTCGCTATCAACTACGAAGGCGAAATGGTTGTTAAGCGTCTGCGTCGTGACGGCGGAGAATGGTGGGCGGCATCTGACAATGCAGACCAGCGGCGGTACGCGCCAAAGCGCTGCAATGGTGAGTCGCTCGTAATCGGCCGGGTTGTCTACAAGCAAAGCGAACGAATCTGATCTACTAGAAGCTCTACAAACAACCGCCTTCGGGCGGTTTTTTATTGTCCGATGCTCTACTACTGTTGACAATACCTCTCTACTCGTGTAGAGTGACAACCAATGCAGCAGAACTTCACCGGAAGGATGGCGTGCCGAAAGTGAAGCAAAGCCCTAGCAAGGCGGTTCTGGATGAAAACGGTTTAGCTGACGGCAGCCAAGTAATCACGCAGCGCAGTACATGGATCAACAACATGGGAGTTTGCAATGGATAACAGCAACGAAACGATGCGGTTTTGCCGCACCAGCCAGGAAGCAGTTGGATACCGACTGCAAAGCTGGCACTTCCCTCCGCCAAACCCGGAGATCGGCGACAAGGCAGTTGGAATTGCTCTCGTAGTTGTTCCGGTACTTCTGCTGATTGGCAGTTACGTCTTCGGCTGGCAGATCGGCGGCTGACATGGAATGCCCGGATCAACCATGCAATCCACCGGAGCGCGACTACCTACAGGAGCGCATTGACCGGGATGAAGCGCTGGCAGACCAACGTCACGACGAAGCCAGGGAGCTTGAATCATGAGCGACGACTCTGGACTTATGTGGTTTCAGCAACTAGGGCAGCAACAAGAATACGAACAGGGGAATCTAAATGAGCGTGTATCAAGCAATCAACAAAGTGCAGGAAGAATTGGCGCATCTTGGGATCAGCAAGAGCAGAACCAACACCCAGGGGGCAAGCTACAAGTTTCGCGGAATTGATGACGTATACAACACGTTGTCCCCGCTTCTTGCGAAGCACGGCCTTTGCATTCTTCCGCGTGTATTAAGCCGTGAGTGCGTAGAGCGTCAATCTGGCGCCGGAAAACCGTTGTTCTATGTGACAGTAGACGCAGAGTTTGACTTTGTATCAGCAGAAGACGGCAGCAAGCACACGGTAAAGACCTTTGGCGAGGCGATGGACAGCAGCGACAAAGCAACCAACAAGGCCATGAGCGCAGCTTTTAAGTATGCGGCATTCCAGGCGTTTGCCATTCCAACTGAAGGCGATAATGACGCTGACGCGTCTACTCCTGACGTTGCACCACGCCAACGAAATGCTGCTAACCAGCCAGCTCAAATGACCGACGACGAGGCAAACGAGTGCGTCAAGGCAATGCGTGAATGCAAAGACCTGGAACACCTAAAGGGAATCTTCGGCGGAGCATACAAGCGCGCCAGCGATGACCAGAAGGCAACGATCAAAACCGCTTACGACGTCTGCAAAGAAGTCCTTGCTACCCCGGCACAGGAGGCAGCATGAAACTAGACTTTATGAGCTTCGGCCTGGATAAGTTTTCGCCAGACGGCAATCGCAACCGTGCCGTTTTGACGTTCGACGATCAAACAAAGATCGAAGTAACCCAATTCCTTTCGCCAGAGACGCTGGCAGCAATAGAGCGGGACGCAGGCGTAGCTGCATCTAACCGACTCAATCTTTCACCGAAGGTTTAATCATGAACATCATCACGCTAGACATTGAAACAATCCCAGCTCAAGATCCAAAGGTTCTGAAAAAGCTCATGGATACCGCTACCGAAGCGGCAGAGTACGAAGTCGCTAACCTAAAGCCACCAGGAAATCTGAAGAAGCAGGAGTCTATCGACGCCTGGATCTCTGACGAAATGCCGATCAAGGCAGCGGCAATCCGTAACGGCGCCAAAGAAACCGCAATCCAGCAATACCGCGCCACCAGCTTTGACGGCAAGTTTGGCCAGATCGCTGTGATCGGCTTCGCGTTCAACGACGAACCGGCATCCACGCTGTACGGCGACCCGTTCGACCAGAATACGGAAAAGTCTCTGCTCGCCTCGTTTTACGGCTGGGTTGGCCAGCGCTTCAATGAGGGAAAAGGCGTGCCTATTACCTTTATCGGCCACAACATTATCGACTTTGATCTGCGCTTCATGTTCCAGCGCAGCGTCATGAACTACATTAAGCCGCACGCCTGCATCCCGTTCGATGCAAAGCCGTGGAGCGATACCGTATTCGACACGATGACCCGCTGGGCTGGGCAGCGCAACCGCGTATCAATGGCCAGCCTGTGCGAAGCCTTCGGTATGGACGGCAAGGGCGATATAGACGGCTCAAAGGTATGGGATTACATCCAGGCCGGGAAGATCGACGAAGTGGCTCAATACTGCGCAGGTGACGTAGAGCGTACCCGTGCCTTCTATAAGCGCATGACGTTCCAGGCTGACTACCCAGTGGCAAATGAGACGTTCAACCTGGAGGAAGCGGCATGACCGACAAGAATGCAGGCGAATCAGCGTTTCCCCGTGGAACAAGCTCGACCTATACCGGCATGACGCTGCGCGACTACTTCGCTGCAAAAGCGTTGCAAGGGCTTCTTGCTTCTGATGTTAACGCTCCGCTC